AGGGTCTGGTCTTCCTCCATGGCCCGCAGCTCGCGCTCGATCTGGGGGACCTTCTCCAGTAGCTCGACCACTGCCTCGCGCGTGCACTCGCCGGGGAAGCTCCACCCCGCCACAAGAGCGGACGTCTTGAGGCGCCGGCGCGCGACCGCCCCCTCGACGAACTTGACCGCGAACGCCTTGGCGCGGGTTTTCTCGTCCGCGCCTGCGTCCTCGCGCGCTATCTCCATGAGCCTCCGCTCGTTCTCCAGCTCCTGCTTGACGTAGGCATCGGAGTCGCGCCCGAGCACCAGCAACCAGTGCTCGGTTGGCTTGTTCGTTGCCGGGTCGAACAGCGATAGTCGAATGCCCGCGTTGGCCTTGTCTCTCGTGAAGAATGCTTCCTTGTCCATGGCTATGCGGCGGCGCGCGTGATGACGATGTTGCTGTCGTTGGTGTAGGCCTCGTAGAGGGCCTGGAATGGGAGCGCGACCGTCAGGGGGCCGAACCCGCCGACGTTGACCGGGCCGCCGGTGTACTTGATCCGCGGCAGCAGAATGGTCAGCGTGTTGCCCGCCACGTCTTCGAGCTCGACCTCGATGGAGCTTTCGGTCTCGTTGATGAACTTATTCAGCAGCGTGCTGTTCTCGAAGTAGGCCGTGACCTGGCCCGTGAGGGTCGATCGCCCGATGGAGGGCAGCAGCGTCAGGTCGGACCCGACCACGAACCGAGGCTCCACGCCGTTGTCGAGGTCGAGCGAGATCGCGGTGACAGTCGCGATGGGAGATCCGCCCTCGTCGATGGTGCCCGTGAAGGCATCGAACGGCGATGTGGTGGCGGGGTCCGCATAGGAAGCGCCGCCCGTCGCGGCATCGCCGACCGTGTTGTCCTGGCCCACGACGCCGAAGGAGCCCGTCACCATCGCGTTGGCGTCGATCTGGAACTGCGCCTTGTTGAAGACGCAGCCCTCGAACAGGTGGTAGCCGCCGGTCGCGACGTCGGCGAAGTGGCTCTCGATCGCGTAGGACCGGCGGGTGGTGCCGGCCTTTAGGACGTTCGCGCTCCAGGTCCCGCATAGAGTCGCCTCGAGCAGATCGTCGAACGACGTGTAGCTCCACTCGATCGGGATGTCGAACGCCACCTTGCGGGCCCCGTGCCGCAGGTCTTCGATCTGACGGTCTGACCGCAGGGTCTCGCTCTGGAAGGTGTCCTTCGTGAGCCCACCGCTGACGCCGCGGTGGCGAATGGGCTTGAACGCCGGAGTCGCGGGGCATGTCCCGTAAACGACCTCGACGATGTAGTGCAGTGAGTGCCTTGAGCCATCAGCCATGGTGTTCTCCTTGTGTCGTCATCTCGAAACGAGCGCGTACCAACTGATGGTCACGCTGACGATGAACCAGTTGTCTTCCTTGCGGCCGGGCGACCTGCCGCAGTTGGTGATCGTGACGGCCTGGCCGCTCGAGGTGAGCTTCTTGCCGGCCTTGAAGGCAGCCCGAAACGTCTCGGTCACGTCGTCTGCCGCCTTGTCGCCGCCCCCGGTCGGGAACATGAAATCGATCTGGACGATCCCGTCCTCCATGTCCTGGCCGTTGTCGCTTAGAGTCTCGACGCTCGGCAGGTTGGGCAGGTACGTGAGGCGGGCCCACACGGAATCTGCGGGCTTGGTAAATGGGGCATTCTCGCGATCTACAGGCGTCGAGCCGAGCGACGTCAGGATCGCGGTCGTGAGCGCCGTATGGACCGCCTGGCACGTCACAGCTTGCCCTCCCGGACGGCGTTCTTCACGACACGCTGGAACTTGGCCACGTTCTTGCGGACCATTCCCTCGGGCCGCTTCTTGGAATGGCCGTATTCGATGGCGCGGGCATAGGGGCAGTGGTTGACGATGTAGACCGGCTGATCGCCCTTGACGGTCGCCGCAGCGTTGACCAACTCTGCCTGTGCCATGTTGGCCGGGCGCAGTGGCACCTCGGACGTCTTGGGCGCCCCGACGCTCGTCTGCCAGTTGCCCTGGAGCATCCCGGTCGCGACTGGCGTATCGGCGATGATGGCGCCCCCCATGTTGATAAGCACGTACCGGCGGATCTCGCCAATGGTGTGCTTGGCGCCCTTGGCCCACTTCTGGAGGTCCAGCGTGAAGTTCACAGTTTCACCACCAGCGCACAGTGGGAGATTGGGTGCGCGCCGTCGGGGTTGATGGGGGTGGAAGATTGAATGTCCCAGACGGTGGCGCCGATCGTGACCGTGTCCTGAGGGCGCGGCTCGAGCGACAAGTCCCGGGCAGCCATCGCGAGATACCGCACCCCCCGCTGGGCGAGCGAGTTTCGCTCCTCCAGGTTGTCGGTGTACTCGCTCAGGGGCAGGAAGACGCACTTGAGGGTGTCGGTCAGGGCCGTCCCGTAGGTGACGGCTCCTGCGGTCGAGACCGACGCCAACACCTTGCGCGTGAGGATGCCGGTGGTGCCGTACTTCGTGATTTGCCGGTAGGCCGTCGCCTCCGCGCGCTCAGTCGCTGTCGACACAGGCGCACTCCGTTTCCACCGCCGAAACGACGCAAGAACCGGAGTGCACCACCACCCCGCCCAGGCCCACCATGCGGCGCAGGTAGGCGTAGCGGCGCCCGTAGGTGGTACGCATGTACGGGTCGGTGGCCGCCATCTTGGCCAGCTCGGGCGAGCGCGTGGTCGAAATGCGGGAGAACGTCTCGGTCGTGGCGTCGTCGGCATCGATCACGCTTGTGGACGCGGTCGCCTCGGCATTGGCCACCACGATCGAGTGCGCGACCCAGTTGGCGAGGCCCTCCGAGTAGAAGTCGCCCCAGCGGGTCACGTCGAAGTGCGGAGCGGCCAGGCCCATGACGATCAGGACCCGGGCGTCCGTCTCCGACGTGAACTGCGGGAAAAGCGCCTTGAACTCGGAGGCCGTCACCGCGCCTCGCTACGCCATGTTGTCTTGGTACAGGACGGTGTAGATGTAGCGGACGTTCAGGCCGGCGTACTTGTACCAGCCCGGGATCTTGACCTTGAGCCCGACGGGCTGCGGGGCCAGGAACCGGACCGGCATCGGGACGTGCATGACCATCCGGCGCTTCTCGTTGCGGTAGAGGACGTTCCGGCTCTTGCTCGCAGCGCCGCCTCCCGACGTGCCGGCCGTGGCAGCCTGCAGGATCGGGATGATGTTGAGCTTCTCGCCAGAGCGCGCGGTCGTCATGTTGCCCTCCTGCACTAGCTGCAGCAGGGTCTTGGTCCCGAGCGAGTTGTAGCGCGTCGCCAGTGCCGAGTAGCACGCCGGGGCCATCCCGAACGTGTTGGGCAGCACGGTGTAGTTGGATCCCTGCCAGTAGGCCAGGATCCCCTTGTTGACGTCGGCCAGCACCTGGTCGGCGGTCGCGGTCGTGCCCCACGCGGCCGTGTAGCCGGACGTGAGGTCATTGTGGGTCGTGACGCCGCTTTGGTTGAGCAGGCCGTAGTAGCGAGCTTCGCCCGCCACGCCGGTGTTCTCACCGTTCATCGCGACCTCGTTCAGGTGCCGCTCCGACGCCTCGATGGCGGTTGCCATGCGCTCGCTCGGCAGCGGGCGGATCATGCGGGCCGCCTGAACCAACTCGTCCTGGGTGTACTGGTACGAGATGCCGCCGGTCGAGACTGCGGTCTCGACGACGGCGCCCGCCACATCCACCCCGGGCAGGTCGTCGGCCGCGCCGTTGATGCGCTTCCCCTGGCCGACCTTGTCGTAGATCTGGTAGCGCACCGAGGACGCATCCGGGCCAGCCTCCGAGGTGACCGGGATGAGCATGCGATACTGCGCCTCGGTGTACTCCTTGGCGTAGGTCTCGGCCTCCGTGTAGGCGAGCTGGGAGACCAGGAAGGCCATGCCCTCCGAGGAGTCCGCGGCCAGCAGATACTCGTGGTTCCAGTCGAACTTGAAGATCTTCTGGATGCCGGTGTTGATCTCGTTCCAGCGCTTCTCGTCGACCGCGACCTGTTTCTTCTGGCAGGAAGCCGAATCGAGGATCGTGACAACTTTCTTTCCCTGAGACATGATGCCCCTGCCTTTCCTTACGTGGTGGTGTTGGGGTTGCACACGCCGGTGAGCCGGATGAGTCCGACCGATCCAGCGGAGACCGCTTTGACCCAGTAGGCGTTGGGCACCAGCACGCGGCCGGCCCCGACGATCCCCGAGTGGGTGCCCGAGAGCTTCCCGCCCTGGGCTGTGACGCTGATGACCTGGTCGCCCGCGACCACGTCCTCGTAGGCCTCGGCGTAGATGCAGCCGAGGTACATGATGGGAACCGCGGTCGATGCCTTGTAGCCCACGTAGCCCGTGGTGGTGGCCGGCATGGTCGGGTGGCGGACCGTGATGCCGACCGGGAGATCCCCGTCGGCCGCGATGCGCTTGCAGTAGCCGTCGTTCGTGCCGCGCGCGACCGCGATGCCGAAGTCCAGCATGCCGGCGCTGTCGTCGCCGCCGGTGGTGCTTTCGTTGTGGAGGGTGAAGGTGGAGCTCTCCTCCAGGTTGGCCGGCTGACCGGCGTAACCGAGAGACAGGAGCGCGCCACCAGCCGTCGAGAGAGAGGGTGTAGACATGATCCGGTCTCCTTACGCTTGGGCCTTGGGGTGATTGAGGCGATCGCAGAACAGGGCGTACCCCACGAGCCCTTCCGCATCGGCAGCCGTCTTGTCCTTGCCGTTTCCTTGGCCGCTGCCGGCGGTCAAGAGGTCGGCCGCGATCGAGTCCTTGTCGTTCGCGGTCCTGGAGGTCTTGGCGATCGAGGCCGCCGCCGAGAAGGTGGCCTTCACTACCTCGGGAGCTGCCTTGTCGATGGGGGTGCCCGCCATGGCGGCGTCGGCCACGGCCTTGATGCCCGCGTCCTTGGCCACGCAAGCGGTCAGTGCCTCGCGGCGGATCTGGTCGACCGTCTTGCCTTCGGGCTTCAGGTCGGGGGCCAGTACCGCGGCGTCGCCCACCACGGCCGCGCGCTCTTCGGCGAGCTGCTCGACCACTTCGGGCTTGGGCGCGGGCGGGTTGTCCTTGAGCTGCTTGATCTCCGCGTCCTGGGCGGTGAGCTTCGCAAGCTGCTCCTTCGCGGTGGCCTCGGCCGTGACGGCGCGCTTTTCGGCGTCCTCGGCGAGCTTCATCGCCGCCGCGCAGTCGGCCGCGATCTTGTCCTTGTCTTCACGTTCGGCCTCGACGGCGTCTGCGGCGGTGGCGTCGAGCTCGAACGAGAGCTTTCCGATCTTCACTGTTCTCGTTGCCATGTGGGTCTCCTTGACGTCGGCGACAACACAACCGGGTCCGCCGCGCCCCCGGTCGACGAGCGCAATGTGGTTGCCCTGGATTGCTGTCATCCAGCCGTCAACCGCCTCGCCTTCCGGCGTGGTCTTCTTGCTGTCGTCGAAGTTGAACTTGTACCCGTTGGAAAGCGCGACCTTGCCGGCCTCCAGGTCGGCGATGGCCGACTTCTTTCGAAAGATCAGCTCGGTCACCATGTCGTCGCCCTGCATGTCGACGGCGCTGCCGGAGTCGCCGACCGCGTGCCGCTCCCAGTTGTCCGGCGTGATCCACCGGCCCGGCGGATGTTCGTTGGTGAGCGGCTTGCGAGCGAAGGTGACGGTCGACTTGGCGACCTCGTCCCGCGGCCGATAGAGGCGCACCACGCGGTTCGGATCGCCGTCCAGCTCAAGCTCGGCCGCGCGGTACTCCTGGACGTTGCCCGCCTTGGCGATGCAGCCCGGGACGTGCAGGAACCCGTCGGCGTCCTTGACCCGCTGGGTGCCCAGCATGAACAGGTCGAAGGCGCGGCACTCGCGCATGGCGCTCAAGCGGCCTCCTGTGCAGCCCGCATGCTGGCCCAGAAGTCCTCGTTACCGTCGGAGAGGTCAACAAATGGGACGGCGAGACAATGGCAATTCACGTCGATTCCTGGGTGGCACGGCTCTCCGTCGATCGTCCCCTTGAGCGGGCCCGGCTCGTCCCAGCGGTAGATCCCCTTGCCGCCCTCACCACCGGTCTCCATCGCCAGGTGCTCGGGCCGCGTGTTCTTTCGGGTGCAGCGCCACTGGTACTTGTCGATCCCGACTTGCTGCTGCCGTTCGCGGTTGAACTGCCCGGCCATCTTCTGGGTCTGGTCCCGCGCGATGAGGGCGGCCCGGCTCTCGGTGGTGGCGAAGTCGCGCTCGAGCATCTTGCCCGCCTGCTCGAACCCGACGCCCTCTTGCCACGCCGTCGAGAGCGTCTCTTTGACCCGGTCGAGGTACTCCGTCGGGATGGACCGGATCAGCTCGATGTTGTCCTGCACCGCCTTGCGCATCTGCTGCGACAGCGGGCCGAAGCCTTCCAGGATTGGCCCCACGTCGACGCCGAGCTGCTGCTCGATGACGTAGGCCAGGTCGTCGTCGATCTTGGCCAGGTTCTTGGTAGCTGCGCTGACGGAGGTCTTGCTGGCGAACTCCAGCAACCCTGGCATGTCGCGCTTCACGCCCTCGATCACCATCTGGATGCGGGGCGCGCCCTCGAAGTTGGGATCAGCGAACGTCCCGACGTCCGGCTCGCGGTCTCCCACCACGGCGGCGTCACCGGTGCGGGCCGGCCACTCGTCGCGGAGCCCCTGGAAGCGCTCGGTAATCAGCCGGCGCAGGTGGGCCACGAGCCCCAAGAGTTGGCCGCGGTACCAGATCTCGGTGCGCTTGCTGGGGCGGACCGGCCGCAACGTCTTGAACCGGGCGCTTCTCTTCCCAGGCGGGCGGCTGCCCCGCGCTGCCCTGACCAGATTGGCAATTCGCAGGCCCACGGTTCTGATTCGCGTGGTACGCAAAGCGACAGGCGGGCGAAAGAAGTTCTTGACAGCGGGGCGCCGATTCGTAGAACGCAAAACATGAGGCACACGGCGAACGACAACACCGGAAGGCCAACCCGATGATGGCCCGGGCGGAAGCGCGGCTCTCCCAGGACCAGCTCGACAGGGTGAACGCCATCATCGCCGCCAAGGGGCTCTGTCGAACGTCCAAGCTACTTGACGTCTGCCCGGACTCGCTCAAGATCGCGTCCCTCGGCGGGCCGGTGTCGAGCGGGACAGTGGCGAAGGTGACGCTCAAGATCGCGGAGCGGGACGGTACGGGAAAGAGCCCGTAATGGGCACCCAAGTCGTCAGCCCGCAGAAGATGGCGCGCTACCGTCGCGAGACGGGTCTCCCCATCGTTGCCGCATACGCACCGGCGGCGCACATCACGCAACTTTTGCTCGAAGATGGGCGCATGGTCTGGCGGCACACTGACGGAACCATCAAAGACAGCGGCGATCTATGGGACGCCGACGAGCCTGGCAGAAACCTGGTGAGTAGCTACCTCGCTCGGTATCTCAAGAAGACAGGGACAACGCCATGATGACCACCGGCGAGAAGAGGATCTGGGCGGCTGCGTTCGCGCGTGAGTATGGAGTAGAGATGGCCCGCCAAGTTGAGTACCGTTTGGCTACCGCCCGTGCGGTCAGGTCTGCCGGAGACGCTGTCGACGCATCCCGGAACGCGCTCAAGGACGACACCGTCATGATCTCGGTTCAAGAGGGGCACGCTGCCATGCTCCGCGAGATGATCGGCGAGGGTGGTTTGCCGGAGCCAGGGACGATAGTTCTTACCCTCGACGGAGATGCATGGTGTGCCCACAACGTCGAGGGGCACACTGACTTCTCGGAAGCTCCGAGCGGGGTAGCGCGCGAACCCGGTTTCACCGTCACCGGCAGGGCCGGCATTTTCGGCGCCAAGGACAGGGGCAAATTCTGGAAGCCGGACGGGGAGCCCGACCCGCTGGCGGCCGTGCGGGAGCACGTGGAGGGCGTTGCAAAGTTCCAGGAGGAGCATAGCCGAGACCACTTCTCCCCGTTGACACCACCGTCGGGGTGGTGGACCAAGCTGCGCGAGCTGGTTGGAGCGAAGCCATGACTCGCGACGAATTCATCGCCGCTATCATTGCTCTTGGCTTTATCGATGACGGAGGCGGGATGTACGAGAAAGACGGGATACCCTACCGCACCGTCCACGTCTACGACGCCGATGCATCGTCCCTCTACAGCTACGGCGGAGACACTGGACCCATTGAGTTGACCGTCCCAGAGCGGATGCCATTTGCCGAGCTTCTGGAAGATCTGCGGAAAGCGGTTCGCAGCGATCGCTAGTACCCCAACAGCGCCACCGCCACCCGGTAGTCAGGATTCCCCGCGGCCTTCGCTTCGAGCTCTGGGTCGCGCACCGGCGGCGGCATGGCGATGCCCCGCCTCTCGCCCTGGTTCGCAATGTCGCCCGTGACCTTGCGGTAGTGCCGCCACTTGCCTGGCCAGCCGGCGTCGAACCGCAGGTCGAGCAGCTCGCACACCTCGGCCAGCGTTCCGACCGGGTCGGCGCAGAAGTCCTCGTATCGCACGAGCGGCATCGTGTAGGCCATCTCGGCAAAGGCCCGGTAGCCGCGCAGGAAGTCCGCCAGCGAGACGTCTCCGTACTGCGGCTGCGTCGCCTTCGCCCAGTGCCGCCGCAGGCTTGCCCACATGGCCAGTGGCTCGCGCACAAGCGCCAAGCGCCGCACCTCGAAGCGGCCCGCCAGCGTGTCGAACAGCTCGGAGTGCATGCTGGGCACCCATCCGTTGTGGGGGCACGGCATGAGGTCGACGTGGTCCCAGCCGCGCAGCACGAGGGCCTTGCCGGCGCCAGCCGCGGCCTCGGCCAGGGCACCGATGTTGGCCACGAAGCTCTGGCCCGGGGGCACCTGTAGGCCGTGCCACTCGGCCGCCTGTTGGGTAGCGCCGAAGATGCCGACCGTCAGCGGGTGGATCTCGCTCAGGAGCGCCACGCTGTCCATGCATCCGAGGCAGCGCGCGAAGATGGTGCCGCCCGAGCGGGCCAGGTTGTGGATGATGCGGACAGTCGCGGTCACGTGGTCCCCTGGAACCGCCTTAGCCGCGCCGTAAACGCCTGCCCCGCATCCCGCACCCGCTGGTCAAACAGCCGTCGGGCAAACGCCACCAGCTCGCAGCTCATAGCGTGGTGTCGGGTGATGATCCCCCGCGTCTCCGGCGTCAGCACGTCGGCGTCCTGCGGGTGGTGGTACACGTTGCGCGCGGTGTAGGTCGGCACGCCCCACCCGAAGGCATCCTGGAAGAACAGCATCGACTCGTCGAACCGCTCGACCAGCCCGAAGGCTGCGAACTCCTCGGTCAGGAGTCGCTTGCCAAGTTCAAGGTCGGAGCGCGCGATGGGCTCTGGCGGCCACTTGCCGAGCAGGCAGCGTAGTTGATGGTTGTCGATGTGGCCGAGCCATTCCTGCGAGATCCACTGAGCGAACTCCACATTCCCGTCGACCAGCGGACCGTGGTTGGGCTGGTACTGGCAGCGGAGTATGTAGTGGTAACAAGACACCAGAAGGTCGGCCGGGTCGCGCAGCATGGTGACGTAGCGGCAGGGGCGGAGGAAATGGCTGTGAAAGCCGTACGAGAAATGGCCGCCCACGTAGCGCAACCCAGCTCGCGTCCCTGGCGTCAAGGCCAACAGATCCTCGATCTTTTGGGATGGATCCTCGTTGACGATGAAGGTGCACCCTGGCGGGTACTGCCTCACGGCGATCTCGTGGATCGTGACCCCGGCCGTCTTGGGGATGTGGAGAAAGAGGTGCAGCGGCTCGGTCACGGTCACGGCCTCCTGGTCAGCGTGCAAAAGTGCAGCGCCTCCGGCTCGCTCGGTCGCACATCCCATCCGCCGCAGGCCGCCACTTCCTCGACCGCCGTCTGGGCGCCCGAGCTGAAAAACCCGTAGTCGTCAACCAGCGCCACCCCGCCCGGCACCATCGCGACGGTTAGGAAGTCCAGCGCCTGGAGGGTCGACTCGTAGAGGTCAACGTCCACGTAGGCGAACCGCACCGCCGCGGGCAGGTTTGGGCCTGCCAGGGTCTCGCGCAGGAACCCGGCGTGGATGACGGTGCGCTCGGGTGGAAACCCCACGGTCGCGAGCCGCGCCAGCGCCATGTCTGGCCCGCACGCCATCGTGCCGGCGTAGGCTGCCATGCTCTTCAGGCCGAAGATGTCGTGGAGCAGCTCGTCCTTCTTGGTGGGGGCTGGCAGCCCGGCGAAGCTGTCGAACAGGTGCAGGCGCTCGGCGGTCTCGAGTAGCTCGTTGGCCATGAGGGCCGAGGTCGCTCCCTGGGCGACGCCGAACTCGCAGACGTCGCCCGGTAGCGCGCGGGTAGCCTCCAGGGCGCGGATGATTGCCCACGCCTCGGCCTCCTGGGTGCCGATGAGGCGGGCGATGAGGTGCGGGCGCTGGGCGTTCATCGGCCTGTGTCCGCATCCACAATCTGCTCACCGGCACGAGACTCACGGCATTCCTCATTACCGTACCGATAGACCACTTCGTCTCTGGTCACTTCTATCTGGGCCGTGTAGTCTGCGACACACGCAGGACGCCCGAACAAGGCCTTCCTGGCGGCCTGCTTGATCTCCTCTGGCTTCACCGATACCTCCCCTCGCCCACGTGGGGCGCGCTCGCGCGCTCCCACGCCATGTCGCATTGCCACCAGCGCCCGTCGAGCGGCCGGCGCATGACGTCTGCCACGTCGGTAGGGACGAACCCGAAGCCCTCCAGGTACTGGCACAGCTCCCAGAAGCGCCACGCCCCGGGCTGCAGGGTGCAGGTGTAGGCCTCGATCACGAGCGCCACCGCGCCAGCCAGCACCCACTGCGCGCCGGCCATGATCTGCCTCTCGTACCCGTGGGTATCGAGCTTGAGCAGGTAGGGGGCTGGCAGGCCAAGGCGCGCGACCTCGTGGTCGACCGTGGTGCACGGCGCCTCTCGCGTGTCCACACGTGGGTGGTCACTGCCTTGACCTCCGTATGGGTCCGACGTGGAGGCGAAGTGACCGGTGCCCACGTGATCGCCAGCCATGGCGTGCACGGCATGGGAGCCTACGCTTTCGGCGAAGGCGTCGAGCGCAGACCAGTGCCGCAGGTCCGCCTCGATGAGCAGCGTCTTCGCCGCGGGCCAGTGAAGCAGCGCCGTTGTAGACCACGAACCGTTGCTCGCACCAACGTCGACGATGCTGGCCGGCGTGCACCGCTTCGCGAGACGGGCCAGCATGGCGGACATGGTTCCGTCGCTGCTCACCGCGCCCCCAAGGAGTTGATGTACTTCCGCAGCCAATGATGATGCAGACCGTCTTTAAGAGATGTGATGAAAGCGGTCTCCTTCTGGTTGATCCAGTACAGCGACTCAGAAAGACCAAGCCCGCCGTGTAGATTCAGGATGATGTCTGGGTTCGTGGTGCCAAGCTCGGTGCGAAACACCGGCCCTAAAAACACGTCCCAGGCGTCATTGGGCGGGCATCGGCGCAGGCTCGGGTGGTCCTCCCAGAACGAGCACTCCATGATAAGCGTTCCGTTGACGTGCCCGCCCGGTGAGTGCAGCCGGTCGACGCCACCGAACCGCATCAGCGGCCCCGTCACGCGCTTGCCCGCGAGCAGCGTCTCCTCGTGGGCCTTCTTGAGCCGGTTGATCCAGTCGATGCCAATGGGGCAGCCGTCAGCCTCGAAGAAGAACGCGCGCCCGTAAGGCATCTTGCCGGTGAAGTACAGGTCGGAGATCTTCTGTGCCGCCGATGCCCACGGGTCGAAGCACACGCCCGGATACGGCTTGGACTCGTCGACGAACGCCTCGATCTCGGTCACGGGGAACTTCTTGCCGACGTAGAGCATGGTGTCCAGGAACTCTGGATCCTGGCTGGCCGGCGTGACGTTCGTCTGGCGCGCGAAGAAGAACCCGACGTCATCGCGGAACTCGGGTTCGAGGTCTGCCATCATGCGGGCCAGCTCCCACGCGCGGTGCTTGTCCTTCTTCCAGAATTGCAGCACGAGCGCCATTGGCATCGGGTGGTGATAGGCGCGAATCTGGGCTCGGTGGATGTCAAGGATCCTGGCCATTGCCGCCGTTGCCCCCATGGGGTTCCGCTCGATCATGTGGGGCAGCTTCTCCGGGTGGTTCGTCCTGCGAGCCTCCACCGTCTGTTGCACCTCGGCGAGCAAGAGCAGCTTGTTGGGTATGCCCTTGGTCCAATTCGCATGGTGCATCGCCAGGTCGATCGGCGGGTCGACGGGTATGCCAGGAATCCAGTGGTGGTCGTTCCGGCCGAACGACCAGTAGCGCGCCGGCAGGGCTGTCACGGCCATCCGTGGCTCGGCTCCCTTGGCGATGACCTCGTCGGTGGCATCCTGGTCGAGAAGCCGACGCTTCTTCATGAGCTCGAGCACCTCTTGCCAAAAGGCAATCAGCTTCTCAGATGGGCGCATGACCATGAAGCCAGTGCAGAAGCGACCGCGGGGCCCGTCCCACTGGCAGGCAATGTCGTGTGTTCCGAGTAGCTCCTCCAGGTCTTTCCCGCATCGGGTGTAGAAGCGAACGTCGACGTCAGAGTAGACAAAGGGTTTCTTCTCCGACCGACACGCCTCGATGACGAACTCTACCTTTTGGAAGCAGGTGTCAAAGAAGCCAGCGGACGCGAACTCGCCTGTCTTGCTCTTCTGCCTGAGCTTGCGCACCACGAGGTTGCGCCCACGGAACTCCTTGGGCAGCGACACCATGAAGTGGCGCTCGAACATCTTGGTGTGGGATGGGGTCAGGCAAGCGTAGAGCTTCATCCTTCTGGCTTCTCCAATCTATCGATGAGGGCGCGGGCGGCCAAGGCCTCCTCTGGCATTGTCGGCCCCTTCTCCCGGTCAACTCCGTAGGCGGCCTCGTCGAACATGAACCGCGTGTCGGCCTCGCACCTGTCGGCGAGCGCCTTCAGGACGGCGAGTAACTCGTCGCTCTCTACTGGTAGTTGCGCCGCTTCCGACAAAAGCCGTTGCCCAAATAAGCCACGCAAAATCTCGACGACCAAACCGCGCAGGGCCTTCCTGAAATTCTCCTCCGCCTCCGCGAATGTCATGCCCTCAGCTTCCCGGTCTTGAGCATCTCTGCGTCCACCTCGATCTTGGTCGCGCGCTCGCCGACGAAGCAGGCCATCCATCGGCCGTCGCCATAGGGCGTCTCGATCTCCAGCGGATTCAGTCGGGCCCCGGGGCGGAGGCCCATCTTGTTGATCGGGCGGTCGGGGACCACAACGTCAACCCACACCTGCCCTTTGCTGATGCCCTTGGCGTCTGGCTTCGGCGCCTGGAGCGCGTCGGGGTTGGCCGCGATGGCGCCGTCCTTGGCGAGCGGCGGAACGGCGGCTGCAAGCTCGCGTAGCTTCGCCTCCGCGACATCCGGCGGAGTCAGCTTTGCGGCAGGGTCGAGCGGACGGACGACTTCCACCGGGTCCGGCTCGTGGCCAGGATGTCCGGAGATGGGTCCTCCAGCGGCGAGGTCAGGCTGCGGCTCCTGCTGGCCCTGGCTCTTGTCCTTCCATTGCTGGCGCGTGTTCTTGCTCATGTTGCTCCTTGTGCTCAGTCCCTCACCATCTGCAGCCCCGGCTGCACGATGCGCGACGCCTCCCCCAGCGAGGCCTCGGCGTGCGCCAGGAACTCAACCATGTCGAGGCGGGCAATCTCGCCCGGGATGGCATGCGCGCCCATGCGCGGCTGAAGCACCATCTCCTTGGTCTGCGGGTTGACGACGTGGCGCGCTCCATTCGGCGTCGTGTCCACCCACACCGCGGCGGCTATGACCACCACGTCGCACTTCTCGTGCGGCAGCGGCTGGCCCAAAGGCAGGATCTCCTGCGCTGGCCACCCGCGCTCCTGGCACAGTTTGGCGTGCGCTGCAATGCCTTCCTCGTTCATGGGCGCGCCAGGGGCCACGAGGTAGACGTGCCGCTTCTGGGCTACCCGGTAGTCGAGCTGGACGTGGCCGGCGCGACCATCGGGCGGGAAGTGGGGGAGCGTCTTGGCAATGAGGGCGTTGATGTTGGTGGCGTGCTCACCCATCAGGTTCCTTCCTCGTCCTGCGTCCGCGGCACACAGCCGTCGCAAAGTGGAAGGCCGGAAAAGCGCATGGTCCGCGCCTCGTACGCCTTGTTTTCGTACGTGCGCTCGAAGGTGTAGGTCTTCTCGGTGGGCGCGCCGCAGACGTGGCAGCGCAGCGCCGGGCGTTCCAGCGCACGGGCCGCTTCGTCGAAAGATGCCTCGTCGAGCTTCACCGGAGAGGTCGCACCGAGGCGCTGGCCGATGGCTTCCAGCGACTGCGGATCGCTCTTGATCAAGTGCCGCAGCGACTCGGCTGGGTTGTCACTCTTTCTTGCCCAGCACGGGCAAGCAACCCCATCATCCTCACGGACGTTTCGAAAACCCGGGTCAATGGCGTACTCGGCGGCATCGGGTATCAAGAGTTTGTATCCGCACTCGCCCCACTTCGGATCCGACTCCAGCCGTTTGAAGCTGACGCATGTGCCGCAGGTCTTCACGTGTGGTCACCCTCGCGCGTAATGACGATCGTGATCCTCTCCTCCCGCAGCCACTTCAGGAACGCTTCGAGGTCGACCTCTGGATACCCAGGCTCACCGTTCAGCCACCCAATGAGCAGGTTGAACGGCGTGAGGTCGCGCGGAGCGTTCTCGGACACGGCGACAGCTAGGGCTTCCAGGAGGATGGGGGCGGCCAGGGTGAGCCGCTTGCCTTCATCCTCGTCGCCTCCCCACCCAATCTCCGCGTTGGCAAGGTCGACGCTTCCTCCGCTGAAAACGCACTCGCCATTCGCGGCCATCACGCGCTCATAGTCGGCTTTCCACGGCCCCGGGTGCTTCTCCAGCGTGCTCACGGCATCACCATCCCACCCGCCCGGCGAGACCGCGCACAAGCTGGCCCCGAACGACGCCAGTCACCGAGGGGCGTGCGCGCGGTCTCGCTCGACGGATGATGGGTGACTGGCATGGATCGCGTGGTACACCACACGCCGCAGGTGTCAAGCTGTTTTTCGGAGAGGCGCGGGCGTGGCGGCTTCTTCCTCGCCATCCTCGGGTTCCTCGGCCTCCGGCGGCGCCTTCACCACCGCGGCCGGCTGCTTGGTGGGCACGACCGGCGTGATCTCCTCCCCGACCTCGGCCACATCGTCCACATCCTCCTGGGTCAGGTTCGGGTAGGTGCCGGCGGCCCGCAGCTCGCGCGCTACCGCCTCGGGCAGCACCACCTCGCGGTCGACATAGACAGCGTCCCGATCGGCGTTCAGTTTGTCGATCTCCGCTTTGTCCTTCTGGCTCATCTGGCGCAGCGGCTTCCACTCAAAGCGGTAGTCTTCCGGCATGCGCCCCAGCGCCGACCTGACCAGCACATGGTCGAGTTGCTGCATCTGGGGCGACAGGTTCGACCGCTGGCGGGCCGCGATGTGGTTGTCATAGTTCTGCAGGTCGCTTTCGCCAGTGGCGTTCAGGCCGCCCGGGCTCTGGCCGAACAGGCGGGTCATCGGCACGTCGGCGGCCCCCGCCACATCCACGGCGAAGCGGTCCGCCAGGTCCCGCAGGCCGGCGAAGGTGGCGGGCTTGCGCTCGAAGGTCTCCTGGTCCTTGTCGAGCGCCACCACGCCGTAGAGCGACATCATCTGCGACATGTACTGGTAGCGCAGTTGGGCCTTCGTGGTCCCCTCGTTGCTCGACAGCAGCTCAGCCAGGCCTTGGGCCGAGAACACGTCGACGCTCGCCTTCCGCACGATCTGGCTGCACCCGAGCATGAGCGAGTCGTAGCTCTTGAGCGCGCGGTAGAGCGACTTGTAGACGCTGTCGTGCCACATGGAGTTTCGCGCCCACTCGTACCAGGGAAGCTCCTCGCCGTCGAAGCGGATGCAGCGGGTGTGATGGATCGGGCTGCCGATGTCGGCCAGGTAGTACATCTCGGGTAGCCCGAAGTTGGGATCGTCCATTGTCTGGTTCAGGTGCGGCACCAGTAGCGACGTATCGGAGTAGTCCCGCACGTTGGGAGGCGTCCCGTAGACGCGCCAGCGGTCGAACACCACGAGGTTCTGCAGGTCGCCCTTCTTGACCTTCTCGACGTCTAGCGGCTCTGCCATGGCCTCCCGGCTGGTCTGGCCCTTGATCAGCATCACCACGATGGCGCCTCCGTAGTGGCGCGCCCACTTGATGGCAGAGTGCACGCGCTTCGGCGCCTGCAGGCGCTCTTCCTCGCGGGCAATGTCGAAGATGCCGTCGTCGTCCTGGCTGCCGTCCCACATGACGGTGCGCCACTCGCGGACCATGTCGTCGGCGATGGTGGTGACGACGCGGCGGCCGAGCCAGCTCGAGCGGAAGATGGCGTCCGCCGTCACGCGGTCCATGTTGGTCTCGGACAGGTAGCGGTCGTGCTGGGCCGGGTCGGCGAGTGTCCCCATGCCGCTGATGTAGTTGGCGAGCCCGTCGAAGGCGGTGCGACGCTGGGCAACGGCCGCCGCTTCGGCCTGCGCGATGGCGTCGGCCGCGATGGGGCGCTTGAACATGCGGGAGATGAAGTTGGACATGGTGAGCCTTTCAGAGGGCGTTGAAGATGCTGCCGCCTGAGATCATCAGAGCCGTCAGGCCGTGCACGAGAGCGTCGATGTCGTCTGGCGAGTCGACCGATTGCTTGGGATCCCAGTCGCACATCTGGTCTTCGAGCTTGGGTAACATCCCGACGTGGTGGACGCGGCCCTGTTCGTAGAGCGCCACCACGGGCTCGGCGCGCAGCCGCTTGCCGTCCTTGGCGTGCACGCCCTTGTAGGGCAGCGCCTTGGCGCCCGGGTGCATGCGGAACAGGGCCTCGATCCAGTCGCCGCCCTGGTTGGTCTCGCCGATCACCCAGTTGGCGAAGCGGCGGCGGAAGATCTCCAGCACTTTTTCACACGTCTCGTTGGGCGAGTAGATGCCGGTCGCGTCCTCGAACACGAACCCGTGCAGCTCTGGCTTGCCGTTACACGGACACATCCCGCTCCCCACGGCCACAATGCCGGACTCGTCGCTCTCGGCCGTCGCGGTCGTGGCCGGGTCGAGCGCCACCGCGATCTGGGTCATCTGCAGCTTGGCGCGCAGGAACTCGCCGAGCCCCATCCGCTTCGCGTCGATGAGGGCGCGCTTCCACAGGGCGCCCGGGTTGTCGTCCAGGATCTCGGCCGAGATTTCCTGGCGCCCGAGCCGCGAGCCTTCGTACTTCTTGCGGATGCGCGCGAGAAACCGTGGCGCCAGGTTTGCCTCGTTCTCGTAGGTGGCGCCGTGCACCGTCACGGTGGTAGGGTCGGCTTCGAGCTCGCGGAGGAACTTCAGGGCCCGCGGGGTCGAGGTGCAAAGCGCCTGTGGGTTCTCGCCCGCCCGCAGCCCGAACTGCAGCATGTCCCAACAATCCTCGGGCGCCGCCCACGCGGCAATCTCGTCACACCACGCTGCCTCGTGCTGGGGCCCGCGTAGGCGGTCGGGCTCCTCGGCCGAGAACAGCGTCACCTGGGCGCCGTTTGGCCACGTCACGCGCCGCTTGCTTGGCTCGTACAGCGGGCGGTTCCACGGCGGGCAAATGGCGAGCAGCCCGGATGGGCCCTCCACCATGACGTCGCGGGCGTCGGCCGCCGTGGGGGCCACCAGGGCAATGCGGCGGCAACCGTCGCGCTCGACCTTGGCCCGCACCCACTCAGCCCCGGTCTTGGTCTTGCCCCACCCGCGGCCAGCCCGCACATTCCAGGTGCTCCACTTGCCGGGAGGAGGGAGTTGCTTCGGGCGCGCCACGAATTCCCAGTTGTAGGCCAGCGCCTCGCGTTGGCCGGGGTCCTGCTGTTCCCAGAACGCCAGGAACGCATCAGGGCCTCCGATAGCGTCGACAGCCATCTGGAACGGGGAACGCTTCTCACTCAACGGGATGGCCGTCACCGGGCGCCTCCATCGTGGCGGCCTGCTCATCTTCGGCGTCGGCCTTGCGCGCCGCTATGGCGGATTGGAGGGCCGATAGGATCGCGTCGGCCCGTACCGGCTGCAGGGTTCCGTCTTGGTTTGACAGGTCGAGTTGCTGGCGAGCACGGCCGACGGTCTGCTCAATCAGAAGCTTGCGATCTGGGGCGCCCTTCAACCCGACGACGAGGGCGCTCTCGAATGACGCGCGCAGCACGCTGTCCAGGCGCCTTTGATCCGGATGATCCGGATCGTACTCCATCATGAACTTGGCCAGCCGAGCCTGGGCCTTCTTCCAGCGGTTGGTGCCGGCCTTGTTCCGAACCTCACCCGGCTTGATGGGTCTCAGGTTGCCGTAGCCCGCATTGGGCGCAGCCTTCTCCCGTTCATTTTCTGGCAATGGCGTGTCAGCCACACTCTCGCGTGGTACGACCGCGCCGCCACCACGTCAAGATGGAATCGCCCACGTATTGGACTGATATGTTGGCGAACTGTAGCGCAGCCCACTAGACTTGACTCGCCGTTATGTGCTAACCGCGTTGGGCGGTATCCGGATCAGGATGGACGAAGGCCAGTGCAATCGTTGACCGTGGGCCCGCTCTGCTTCCTTCCGTACAAGTCCGCAGCCGCGCCCTTTCGGAACCGAACGCCATCCCGCTTGGCGATCAGCCCCTTTGCCCTTCCGTAGGCGTTCAGCTTGCCGCCGGGCTTCCGGCACTGACCGCCTGGATCGAAATTCAGCAACCTGGCCCCACGCTCTCGCGCCCAGCGAATCCACCGCGACTCCTCATGCTCCCACATCGCCAGCGGGCAGCACGTGATCAGACGGATCTTCGGGGCGAGACCATCGAATCCGAGCGCCTTGAACCACTGGCGAATGTTCCTGTTGGTCGGTTTCTCGAAGTGCTGGCGTAGCCTCACGTCAGACCGTTGCGTGGTCTTCCCAATGTATCGGATCTCCTCGGTGCGCGGGTCGATCAGTGCGTAGATCGCCGCCGGGTTCACGGAGTCGCGTTGCATGATCCGTCCGGAACAAGGAAGATCTCCCAGCAGCACCTTTCGCAGAACGCGCGGCGCTCGCCACTCGAAGTCGCAGCTTCCGTATGGGCTCCACCGCGAGCCACGCTTGGCCTTCCAGTTCTTGCGGCCTGGGCTCATGGGGCTGAACCCGAACCGCCGGATCTTGGATCGCTTCTTCAATTCAGCGTCTCCGACTATCGCGCCTATTCCTTCCGTAGCGGTCCACCCACCGTCACCCTAACGTCAATCCTTGGCACCCTCACCGATACCTCGACCCGCCTGCACACCTCGACCGGCGCCACCTTGGCGACCACCCACACCCCATCCGCAGTCCTGCTCACCCACCGCATGCCGTCGCTTGTCTCGGCCTTCCAGACCGGCGGGCTCACCCGTACCATCACGCACTTCCCGACCACGAGGTGGCTGCCGTCCTGGCGCCGCATGCTCTCCAGGCGTCGCTGGGCCGCGGTGGTGCCGATGAACGAGAACGCCCGCCCGCGGAACCGTGGCGCCATCGAGGTCATGCCTTGGCCTCCATCCTTCTCTCTTCCTGCCGCCTGTACTCCGCCAGCGCCCTATCCCTGGTCGGCGCCACGCTGGCCGGCACCTTGCACACCGCGCAGCACACGACCCAGTCGGGGCGGGCCTCGCGGATGACCAGGGGAGCCTTACAGACCGCGCAGCGCTCAAGGGGGAGGGTCACTTGGACTTTGCGGCGCGTTCGCGCTTTGCAATCGCGGTGTCTTCCCATGGCAAGCGCCACGTGATGACGCCCGCGTGTCCGTTACCTTTGTGCAGCCCCTTGTGGCCGAAGGGCCTGGAGCACATCACGGTTCTCCCCCGGTTCCACACCGACCCGCACACGTTCGCCTTCGTCGCCTTCGTCTTCTTCATCAGCTTCTCCCTTCTCGTTGTCGTCGCATCTCTCGCCAAATCCTCTCCACATCCCCGGCCACCCTCTTCGCGTACCAGTCACGCCGCCAGCCCGAGCACTTGCGGTGCCCGTGGTACACGTGGACGGCGCCCGCCAGCGACCCGCACAGCAGCAGCAGGCCGGACAGGTGCCGAGCCGTCAGGTACAGGTTGTCGGCGGGGTCGAGTAGGTAGCGCCCCGGCAAATCCGCGCTGCGGCCTGGGAGTATCTGGCCTAGGCCCAGAGCACCACTGCGGTGGTTGACGGCCATGGTGTCGCAGTGGCTTTCGTTGCTGATCAAGGCTACGAGCGTCACCGGGTGCAACAGGTGCGTGCGGGCGGCGCGGTCTACGTGCTTGGCTAGGTCTGCGTGACCGGGGCAGGCTACCGCGAGCGCGGCTTCGGTGGTCGTGCTTGCCCTCGCCGGCCCGCACCAATGGGTCAGGCACCCGAGGGCGCCGATGGTGGCGAGGAGGAGGGTGCGGATCACTGGCAGCACTCCATCACGATTTCGATGAACTCTTGCGCGACGGGCTCGCAGAGCGCGTTGCCGTACCCCCGTAGCCTCGCAGCGCGGCTTTTACCTCCGGCAATGAGGGGCGCGAAGAATACAACTTCCTGGTCTTCATACGGGGGATAACCTGTTGCGCGCACAAGTCCCAAGCTACCGGCAGCCCCATCAGCCAACGGCTCAGATTGGGGTTCAACTGGCCGCGCTTTTCCGTCGGTGCAGTGGAGCCAGTGGGCGTTTTCCCAGAAACCGCCAAGCGCGCGTGGTCCACTAGCGTCTGGCCGGTGTGGTGTGTCGCTGTTCCAACATCCTCCGTCGTTCTCCCGTGGCCATGGCTGTCCTGCCTGACTGGCGTCGCCCATCCTGCCAGTTGCGCCGTGTCGATCAGATTCGACCTCCGCTGGCCCGTCCGCTCCGCCTGGCCGCCACGATCCGCTCCCGTTGCATTCGGCGTTGGCCACGTCGCAAGCTGGCTCGCACTGTGGAGCGTGTCCGGCGTCCCGTGGTGCGCCCCCGTCGATTCGCTGTCCTCTCGGCGTGGCGTCGGCCATGGCGCCAGCCTCGCCACATTCCCCAATCCCTGCACAGTCAGCCTGGCCCGGTTCCCGCCGTAGTCCTTGCCTCGGTTCGTCGAGCTGTTCGGTGCGTCCGGGTGAGCGTCTGGAGTTGGCCATCCCGAGAGTTGGGCCTGAAGCGATAGGCTCGTCAGCGACACCCCGAGTTCTGCGCCGTTCGCCACCGCCTTGCGCTTCCGTTCCAGGAACTGCTCCGGCGTCCCGCCAGCTTCGTGTCCGGCCGGCGTGGCCCACCCAGTAGAGGCGCTGCCGGATGTGCGGGGCGCCGAGGCTCGCAGCGCAGAGATCCGCCGCCCCGACGGCGTAACCCGCTCCTTCCAGGTCAGCCGAAACAAGGTCAAACCAGGCAAGGGCAGCCGGGCCCGCAACCTGCTCGCCAATGACGACTGGAGGGCGGCACTCGCGGATGAGCCGGAAGAACTCGGGCCACAGGTGGCGCTCGTCTGCGGTGCCGAGCTGGGAGCCGGCAACGCTGAAGGGCTGGCATGGGCAAGAGCCGGTCCAGGCTTCGCGGTCGTCGGGCCAGCCAGCGAGGCGCAAGGCATGGGACCAGACGCCGATGCCGGCAAAGAAGTGGCACTGTCGATAGCCGCGAAGGTCAGTTGGCTGGACATCTCGGATGCTCCGTTCGTCAACGTCTCCCGGCGCGATGAGGTTGGCCGCGATCAGCTTGCGCAACCACTGCGCGGCGAATGGCTCGATCTCGTTGTAGTAGGCGCCGCATGCCATCACCCCACCCCCTCGATACACGTCAGGCAGAACCAGGACATCCAAAGCAGGGCGGCGTAAAGGCGGGTCATGGCAGCCCCCACCACTTCGGCGTAACCACGCGGCCGTTGATCACGTCTCTTCCGCACCTGTCGCAGAAGCCGCGCCAGCCCCACGCCATCCGGCGCACCTTGTGCGAAACTCGGTGACACCCGAGCGCGCACAGAACTAGCTTGAGCAGGCGCCTCACTTGCGCGGCTCCTCGCAGCGGCGGGCAACCAGCGTCACGGCGTAGACGTGGCCGCTAGTGCCCTCACACTTCGCGTCGTCTCGCGTTGCCCATCCATCGCCACACGCCGCAGATTCCACCGCTTCGTCTGGGCTAACGGCCTTGACAAACACCACCACCGACGCCTCCACCTTAAGCGCATCCAGCTCCGGAGCCACCTCGCGCGGCTGAAGGGCAAGGGCAACCTCGGACTCGGCGAAGTTCATGGCTGCCTTGACCGCGTCCTGGGCCAAGGTTGCGCCGGTGAAGCCGGCCTCGGCCATCCATGCCACCCATCGTTCCCGCATGGTGCTCATCGTCCGCCTGCTTTCTCGGCTTGCTGCTTGGCAATCACAGCTGCCTGGTCCCACGCCTTACCTATCCAGTGGTGGCTGTTGTCCATCTTCACGCTGTGCCGCGCTTGCTTCGCGCAGTTCTGGTAGACGTCAGCAAGGTACTCGAACGCCTCAGCAACGCAGGCGGCGGCGAAGGCGTCGATAGCGTCGTTGACCAGCGCCAGCGCCACATCACGAGAGGGGCCGATGGATGCGCCTCGGTACTCGACGATGCACTTCGCCAGCATCACGCGCGCCTCGGCCACTCGCTCGGCGTCGGTCATGGCTTCACCGGCGTCAGCTTGGCGGTTACGCGCACGAGCTTGGCGCCCTCATTGGCTGCGAGTTCGCGCGCTATGACCTCATCGTGGGTATTCAGGATCCCGCCAAATAGCACGCCCCATCCCCGCCACATGGTGGCCTTCGCCGGCCGGCGCTTCGCCCGCACGCGCTTGCGCGGGTTCGTGATGCTGGGGACGTCGCCGAGTTGCATGGATTTGGTCATGGGGGCGAGCCTTTCAATCTGTCGAAGATGCTGGTCTGCCTGACGGCGCCTTCAAGGTTTCTCAGCGCTGTCTTGTAGTAGCTTTCCTTCAGCTCGCACCCGATGAACCTGCGACCCTGGCGAAGAGACGTCACCCCTTCGCTTCCAATTCCAGCGAACGGCGAGAACACAACCTCGCCAGGATTGGACCAAAGACGCACGCACCGCTCGATGGTCCCGAGTTGCAGTGGGCAGATGTGGCGCTCGTCCTTTTCCTCGCGCGCCAGCGCCGTGTTGAGAGTGTCGGATTCGTCGATGTCCTGCCAGATGGGGCGCGCCCACAGGATCCATTCGTCGCGGGTAAGGTCCGGCTTCACCCGCACCGGGTTGTCACCTGGCGCGCGGAATCGCACGATGTAGTCGGCCATGGCCGGGCGAGACCATGTGCTGTCCTTTTCGAGCTGTACGAAAAGCAGCGCCTTGCTCTTGGTCCTGATGGCTTGCGCTTGTGGATCCTTGTCGATGGTGACGCGACCGTCGTAGATCCAGCCTTCCTTGGAGAACGCGCGGATGATGTCGCCAGGGAAGTCGCGCAGCCCTATCACGCCATGGGTGGCCTTGGTCGTGCTCAGATCCTGACAGTGGACCGCAGCGATTCTCCCAGGCTTGGTCACCCGCAGCAGGTCGCGAATCAGGAAGGCAAACCCGTCGAAGAACTGCTCGTAGTCCTTGGAGTTGCCAAGGTCCCGCTCACTCGCCGAGTAGGTGTAGAGCGATGCGAACGGAGGAGAAAACACGGAGAGGTCGATGCTGGCATCATCCATGCCCTTGATGACCTCCATCGTGTCCCCGTGGTACAGAGCCCAATCGGCCTCGATTCGTTGGTCCAGCACCTTCACGCTGCGCATTCCTTCGATCCTTTCGCCCACGCGGGCAGCTTCATCCTGACGGTTGGGTTGTAGGTTTCCTGTTGACGTTCCCCGTCGCGCACCTCGGCCCGCATGGCGTCTTTCGCGTGCGCAACAATGCCCTCGGCGAGCGAAGCCGCGTCCTTCTCCTTCCGGCGCACATTCTCGGCGACGGTCTGCTCGGCATCGCTCACCACGATGATGGCATTAACGGGCCGCTTCTGGCCGAAGCGCCAACACCGGCGAATCGACTGGTAGTATTGCTCGTAGCTGTCGCCGATGCCGAGAAACAGCATGTTGCGACAGTGCTGCCAGTTCATGCCCCACCCGAAGATCGACGACTTGGTAATGAGCGTCCGCACTTCGCCAGCTCGCCACCGTCGCTCCTTTTCGATCTTCTCCTCGTCGGAGTCGCAGCCGGCGATCTGTTCGCAGTCGTCACCAAGCGCCTTCTCCAGCCCGTCGCCCTCGGCATTCAGCCCACACCACACGAGCCACTGTTCATCGCTTGACCCGATGATCTCGGCAGACCTGGCCACGCGAGCGTCGAGAGTATTCCGACGGGCGTCGCGACGGTCCGAGATTCCGCCGAGGCCGGCCGAGAACAGCATGCCCTCGGGTTTCCAATCGACCCGCACAAGCTCCTGCGTGATAGCCAGCTCTGGCAACCTGAACTCACCATCGTCGAACCCGAGATCCGACGGCATCCGCACGTAGGTGGCCCACTTGGCGACCCAGCGCCAGAACGCATCTTGCGCGTGACCCTTGAGCCTCCACCCATCGGACCCGCTGCGGTCAGAGTCGTGGACGAAGAATGTTGCCAGCATCTCGACCCGCGACATCACCCCAAGAAACTCGGCGTGGTTGGCAAGCTCGCTTAAGTCATTGGGGGCCGGGGTCGCCGTACAGCAGAGCCGTCGTGGGATGCCGGTGAACTCGCGCAGCAACATGGTGCGCGTCTTGCCGTCGAGGCTCTTGAGGATTCCTGACTCGTCCAGCACGATCCCGTCGTATGGCACGGCTACGAAGTGAGACAGCTTCTCGTAATTCGTGATCTGGATTCCAGGCTCCGCGTCTGGGCGGTCAACCTTGCGGACGGAAAGCCCGATGCGCCTGCCCTCGGAAATCGTCTGCTCGGCGACAGCGAGCGGGGCGAGAATTAGAACGCGCTCTCCCGACTGCCGCGCCCACTCCAGTTGGCACAGCGTCTTTCCAAGGCCGCAGTCAGCGAAAATGGCCGCGCGTCCTCGACGGATTGCCCATCTCGTGATCGCCTCCTGGAAGTCGAACAGCATCGGATGTACAGGCGCCGGGTTATTCCCATAGATTGCCGGCGCCTGGATCTTGGTCGAAACGAATTCTTGATAGGTTTTCATCGTGCTGTCCTTACCTCACCTGCCTGCAGGGCCGCCCACACCGTGGGCACGTCTCGTCGCAGGTGTAGCACTGCCGATACCCAGGGCCTCCACAGTTGGCGCTGACAGGCAGACCGGCGAGCTGCGCGCAGCGGTGGCCAAGGAGAAGGCAGAGGAGTTGGGAGATGGCGGCGACAAACCTATCGGCTGCTTGCATGGCTGGCCCTCCTCGGTGGAGCGCAACGGTGGCAATCGAACCGGAGCGCCGGGCGCCCGTGAGCGGCCCCGACTGCGGCGAATCCAGCGCGCTGTTGGCAGTCCCAGCATTCGCCGCGAGCCTTGGCGGCATCGGCGGCGGCCCAGTGGATGCGCCAATCAGCGAGGTTCTCGATCGGGGTCGCCATCAGTCCCTCCAATCTGGCGGTGGTTCGCTTCTCGTGTCCGGCCCGGTGTATCCATCGTGGCGCGTGTCGCGCGCCGTGAACGTCATTGTCTTGGCAATCCAGTTGGCAAGCGCTGGACCAACTGCTCCGTTGCGGTTCTTCCCGACGATGAGCTTCGCGGGACCGTCTTTGTTCTTCGACATCGGGTCCTCTGGGTCGAACTCACGGTGAACAAAGATCACGATGTCGGCGTCCTGCTCGAGCGCCCCCGATTCGCGCAGGTCCTGCAACATCGGCTCGCCGCCGCGCTTCTCGACGTCGCGGTTGAGCTGGCACAGGACCATCACGGGGCAGTGGATACCCTTGGCCAGCCCCTTGAACGAGGCCGAGATGAAAGCTACTTGCTGTTCGCGACTCCCGAATGCCCGCGCGTTGTCGACCCGTACCAACTGCAGGTAGTCGACCACGACGAGCCCGAGCTCCTTGTTGCCGTCGGCGCCCGCGGGGACGATGTGCTTCGCGTGCCACCGCCTGGCCTGCCCAAGGATCTGGCCGAGCGACAGGGGGCGGTCGTCGATGTAGAGGCGCGTCCCCTCGAGCCCGCCGGCGCCCGTCAGCATCACGTTGTGCTCTGGCAAGCCAAGGGGCTCGCCTTTGTCGTTCCGGCCGCTCCGCATGTGGGACGCCGGGATCCCGGTCTTGGCCGACAGAATGCGCTCGACCATCTGCTGGCGCGACATCTCGAGCGAGAAAAACAGGACCGGGAACGGTACCGGCACCACCTGTGCGGCGTCGGTTGCAACGCCGTCGGCAAGGGACGTCTTGCCCATCCCGGGCCTCCCGGCTACGATAATCATCTCGTCGGCCGCCAGCCCGCCAATCTTCTCGTCCAAAGTCGAGATCCCGGTGTGGATCAGGTGGCGGCTATCCGGGTCGCAGCGCCGAGCGATCTCGTTGATGGCCGCCCCCAATGACTCCTCGAGCAGCACCGGCCCGCCGCCAGCCGCGCGCGACTCGAGGTCCGCGACACCTGAACGCGCCAACCCAACGACCGACTCGGCCGGCTCTCCCTGTAGGGCCCTGGCCTGCAGCTCCGTGCACAGTGTGATGGTCTTTCGAAGCGTCGCCTTGTCGTGCACGATGGAGGCGTAGAACTCGACGTTCATTGCCGTGGGGACCTCTGCCGCTGCAGCCACCGCCCAGGACTGGAACCCCCCCGGGAAGCGCCCTTCGAGCTTCTCGCGCTTCAGGTGATCCGCCAGCGACAGCACGTCGACCGGCTTGCCGGCTCCGTGGACGGCCAGCACCGCGGCCCAGGCCTCCACGTGGTGCGGGATGTAGAACTCCTCGGCCAGCAGGTCGGAAACGCGGGCCAGCACGAAGTCTGGGGCCAGTAGGGCGGCGCCGATGACAGACCGCTCGGCCGCTTCGTCGTGGGGTAGCTGTCCGTCCAGGTTCACTCGGACCTCCAGACCACGGGGCGCTGTCCGTTGCCGGCGGCTCGCACGGGAGGCTTTGGCCGCTTCTCCGGTGGCAGCGCCAGCCCGCGGAAGTTGGCCGCGAAGAACGCGAACGGCCAGCCGGCCTGCACCGTGCGCGCGTCCGTGCTTGCCAGGAACTCGCCAACGATGCGCTCGCGAGACTCCCAATCGGCCGCGCACTGCTCTGCCCCGGTAGTACCCATGAGGTCGCCGAGACGCGCGAGAGCCTTCGCGTCTGCCTCTCCCTGCCCGTACTGGCGGCTCTTGGTTCGGTGGTACTGGGCCTTGAAGTAGCTCAGCCAGTGGTGTGGCTCTGGTGCCTTGGCATCTCCATTGCTACCCGCGCGCGCTTGATCGGAAGCCGGTAGAGAAGAGAGAGAAGACTCGGCAAGGCTAGGCTCAGTTAGGCTCGGAGTGACCTCGCGTGACGGTTCTGGACAACCTGTGACAGGCGGTGACGCCAAAGCCGCAACACGCTGTTTTTCCCTGCTTTCCCGCTTCCGCTGGGCGTCGCTCTGCTTTGCCTCCTGGGCTGCCATATAGTTGGGCATCACCAGCTTCCCGCGCACCAACTGGAACACCTTGCGTCGCAGTAGCTCAGGTAACCCAGCCTTGATGAAGTCAACCGGCGCCTCAACGACGGCCGCCAACCCCTCTTCGCCATCGTCCCCAAGATCAAGAATCCCAGACCTGTCGAGCTTTCGAAGGATCGCCGGCAGTAGCAGCTTCGACTGCCATGGCAACAGCTTCCACGTCGTCGTGTCCCTGACGTAGAGGCGCACATATCTCTCATTGGCCCAGTCCACTGCTACGCCACCACCTTGAGCTTCGGCTTCCCGCCCGCCAGCGCCTCGACGAAAGTGGCGGCTACATGGTCCATTAGTCCACCCATTCGAACCACTCCGGGACCGTGTTGGCCCGCGACAGGAGTTGGTGCCTCTTGATGTATCCCTTGCGCTCCAACGCGCGGAGATGGTCGTTCACGCCGTTGGTCGAACGGATGCCGAAGTGCTTCCCGATTTCTCGCAGGGTTGGCCAGTAGTTGTGCTCTGCGAAGAAGTTCGCAATGAAGTGCACGATCTCGGCTTGCCGGTCTGTCAGGTCGGCTCCGATTCCCCAGCCTGGGCGGATTTCCTTCACCGTCGCGCCTCCATCAGCCCCACGTAGGCCACGAGGATCAGCACCATCGCGACCACGCCGAGGACTTCGTTGGGAGTTAGGCGCATTTGACTTTCGCCTTTGCCTTTCGCTCACCGTTGGCCAGGCACTTCGGGCAGTAGTCCTTGCCGCCGGCCGCCACGTGCCTCCACCCGCGCGCGGCAAGACGCTTCCGCAGCAGGTGCGGGCGCTTCCAGGAGCCGATGCGCCGTTCTGTGCAGGTGTTGCAGATGACGAGGAGGAGGATCATGGCAAGCCTCTCCCGCCAAGATCATGCGTCAGCAGCTTGTCCTGAAGCTCGGCTAGCGCCGCGTCGATGTCTTCCTCTGCCGCTTGAATCGCCCCGCCGATCATCATCTTTCCAATGGACGCGAAC